AACTTGTCCAATCTATATAATTGTCTGTGGTTTGAATTTCAAAACTTGGATTAAAAAATACAACAATCTGTTCCCAAATTTGAAATTTTTGATCTAAACTTGTAGTCCATATGTCTGTTGATAAACTGATTGTCCAAGGACTTGGCATAATTCTTTCAACTGTATAGTTTTGTCCCTGACTATTCAAGTATGAATTTGTCGACGTATTAAATTCTCTTTCTCTAATGTTAATTTTACTAACAAAAGTTGGATCTTGTAACCTAGGACGATCAAACTGTAAATCTTTTATATAGCAAGCAATAAAAGGAGCACTTGGAACAGTATTTTCACTGTTTTTCCTTAATATTTGGGCAACTTGCCTACTTATATCTCCATATCTTACAGGCACAGACACAAGGTTACCTTTTGCATCTTTATAAGCAAAGTTACTAAAAATGTTAATAAATTGAGCAATATATCTTCTTATTTGCCCGTCATAAAAATAATCCATTAGATATCTGCCTTAGGTTTTAATGCTTTACTTAAAGATTGTTTTTCTTTTACCACACTACCTGCAATAGTTGTAGTAGATTCATTGTTAACAAAACTGGCCTTGAGTTTTTGTCTAATTAAATTCTGATCATTAGTTTGAGTAACTCCGAGCATACTTGTTGTCATTCTAACATTATCTTCAAATTTGATCCAATGAGTCCCATTGTACCTATACATTCTGTTAGGTAGATAATCAGTTCTAAGGAAAAATTCACCTTCAACTGGGTTAGGAGGAAATACTATTCCGAAATTATAAGGTGATCCATTCGGTGGGATACCATCCCCTGTTAACCAACCTACATAATAATTTTTGTTAGGTGTAGACAACACCGCAGAAGCATCAAACGATGTTTCAGTAACATTTACAGTTTCACTTGCATCACGTATGTCTACAAAACCATCTGCTGTTTCAGTCGGTATAACAAATAGATGTCTAGTCTCATAACCGCTTTTAGGTACATCCTCCTCAGCCTGTAAAATAGCTTGATTATTAATATCAATACTATTTTGATATTCTGAAATTAAACTACGAAGTGTAGAACCATCATCTGCTCCTGCATCTTTGTCTAAAATTTCTTTAAACTGTTGACTATCTACTAGAGGTTGGCATTTTGCACGAATTAAATGAGGATACCAAGTTTGACTGTAGCCAGTTGCAGGCCTGGTCACTTCACTTACAACATAAAAACGTTTTAATGCCACAAGACTATCATCCAAAGCATACTCATCTTTTTGATGAGGAAGTTCTAGTACATCACCTGCCATAATTTTCCTACCTAGCGCATCAAAACTTGAACGTAGGTGAAAAGTTATCATAATATTATCATTTTGAAGAAATAATCCAAATTGGCTTAGATTAAAATCTACATCTTGTAATGTGTAAATTCCTCTTACAATGAATACATCTTCGCTGTAATGTCTATCTCTATTCTCTAAAAGTAATAAATCTTGTATACCTAGTTCTGGAATACTATTGGTTTGATTTGGTTGAGAAGGAGAACTTTCACCCTCTAGAGGATTTACTGGACCTAGATATTTGTGTATATAGACATCAGTTCCACCTATTTGAAATTGTTCATTAATAACACGATCTAAAAACCTAAAATCGTTGCCCTTTTCTGGACGGTAAAGAGATAAGCGTGGCATAGTCTTATATTTATGGTAAATATTACTATGACTGAAAACGAACAAGAAAGACAATTAGTTATTGATTACATCAACGCCATGTTAGGTGGGTCTATGATTGATGTTGAACTAGATCCTAAAGATTATCACATCGCTATAGACCGTGCTCTAGGTAAGTTTAGGCAAAGAAGTAGCAATGCTGTAGAAGAAAGTTATGCTTTTTTGACCGTAGAAGTAGACAGAAATGAATATTTTATGCCTTCGGAGGTCATGGATGTTAGACAAATTTTTAGAAGAAGCGTTGGCAGTCGTTCTGGTGGTGGACAGGGCGGCACATTATTTGAACCATTTAATTTGGCCTATAGCAATACCTATTTGCTTACAGCGACTAATATGGGCGGTCTAGCAACTTATTATGCTTTTGCCAGTTATCAAAAACAAGTTGGCAAAATGTTTGGAAGCGATATAAACTTTACATATAATAGAACAAACAAAAAACTTACATTATTCCAGCGTCCTCGTAGCGAAGAAGAAGTACTTATTTGGATTTATAATAAACGTCCTGATTTTAATCTCCTTCAAGATAATTTTGCGGCACAATGGTTAAGAGATTATTCTCTGGCTACCTGTAAGTTGATGTTAGGCGAAGCACGAGAAAAATTTGCACAGATAGCAAGTCCGCAAGGCGGAACTCAACTGAATGGAGCTGCGCTGAAATCAGAAGCCAAGGCAGAACTAGATTTATTAGAGCAAGATTTAATTAATTATAAAGATGGTGGAACCCCGCTTACATTTGTAATTGGTTAAAAAAGTTTTGACTTAAGGAAAAAAATCATATAAATTAGCACTTCCTCAGGAGTTGCTATGATTATAGGGTTTGTTGGTTTTATAGGCTCTGGAAAAGACACAGCCGCAGATTATCTTGTAAATTTCCACGGTTTTAGAAGAGACAGTTTCGCAAATTCTCTTAAAGATGCTATTAGTAATGTGTTTGGTTGGGACAGAACCTTAATGGAAGGTAGGACGAAAGAAAGCAGAGAATGGCGAGAACAAGTAGACGAATGGTGGTCTTCTAGGCTTAATATTCCTAATCTTACTCCAAGGTGGGTCATGCAGTATTGGGGAACAGAGGTATGCCGTCAAGGATTTCACGATGATATTTGGATAGCCAGCGTTGAAAATAGAATGAGAAAAACAAAAGACAACATAGTGATTTCTGATGTTAGATTTCCTAATGAAATTGATGCTATTCATAATGCAGGAGGACTTGTTATAAGAATTAAACGGGGAACTGATCCAGAATGGTACCAAGATGCTGCTAATGTTAATGCTGGTCCTACAAATATGAGTTGGGCAATTAGTAGAAATAAAATTCAAGAATTAAAAATTCACGCTAGTGAAACAAGTTGGGTAGGCTTCAACATTGATAAAACAATAGAAAATAATGGGTCTATAGATGATTTATTTAAAGAATTAGGAAACCTTGTTAAAAATCAGGAACAAGATCACCTCGTCTCCATCTAGTTTCTTCTTTATTAAAGATTCTTTGGCAATTGGCACAAACAGTTTTTAAATTTAAGTGCCTGCAATTTCGTAAATCGCCGTCTATGTGAAAAACATTGAATTGCTCAGGGTGTTTTGAATGGAATCCACATCTATCGCATATGTTCTTCTTTTTATATCCGGCTTTTTCCCAGGGAAAATTAGATTTAATTCTTTTTTTAGAGCAATGGTCACATACTGATCTGTAATAGGTAGTGCCATTTTTATGATAATTAATGGCCACTTCACGTTGACTACATTTTCTACATATTTCTCTCATTACCGCCCTTTTTCATATCCCTTTTACCATATTTACGCTGGAAAAAATTATACCATTATCGATAAATAATTCAAAGAATTCCATTTAGGAGATTTGATAATGGCAACATTAAATTCACCAGGTGTAGCAGTTACAGTAATTGATGAAAGTTTTTATACACCTGCGGCGGCGGGGACCACCCCTTTAATTTTGATTGTATCTGCACAAGATAAAGATAATCCAAGCGGAACAACGGCAGCAGGTACAACTGCTGCCAATGCTGGTAAAGTCTATTTAATTACCAGTCAACGAGATCTTACCGATACCTTTGGTACACCTTTGTTTTATACCGATGCCAGCGGAAATCCTCAACATGGAAATGAAATAAATGAATATGGCCTTCAAGCAGCCTACAGTGCTCTTGGTTTAAGTTCAAGAGCATATGTTGTAAGAGCAGATTTAAATCTAGCAGAACTTGCACCCCAAGCAACCTCACCAGACGGCGAACCTGTAAGCGGAACATATTGGCTAGATACAGCCAATTCGGTTTTTGGCATTAAAGAATGGAGTGCTGTAACACAAAAATTTACTGCTAAAACTCCTACAGTTTTAGATGACACAGCAGCAACAAATATTTTAGTTGCAGGCGCACCTGCTCCATCGTTTGGGCAACCCGGCGACTATGTGATGGTTTTAACAAGTAGTAATATTGATAATAGATTGTACTATAAGAGCATTAATAATTCATGGACACTAGTTCAAAATCCTTTTGAAGGTACTAAACGATTAGTAATAGATAGTCATATTAACTACCCATCAACATTCAATGCAAGCACTGCGACAGGTAGTATATGGATTACTAGCACTACCCCATCAAATGGTGCCAATTGGTCTGTGAAATATTATGATGGTACTGCTAAAACATGGAATAGTGTTACTG